CGGGGCCGATGGCATCCGCAGACTTGGGAATAAAGGAGTTGTCTATCTCATTAATAAACACCCCAGGAGATACAAACTTAAAACTTTTTACTGACATATTGGTTTCCTCTTATAAAAACTCGCAAATGATAGCGCAATCATTAATTAAATAGTATTTTTAATTCCAAAAGGAACTAAAAGCCACTTCAGGAACTGATAAAAGTCACCCACAATCAACCCATTAATTTACCAAAAATATTGGGGACACCGGGTGGGGCAACCTGTTCTTGGGGAAAAGTGACCTCAACCGTATTCTCATCGATGCGCACAATGGGGCGATCATCGTTTTCACCCTCGCCAATTAAATACCCAAGCACCTCTATGGTAACGTCTGTGTTATACATTCTTAATTCTTCGGCTAAATTAGCCACATTATTAGATTGTGTAAAGTCTTGCTGGATAAAGCCTTCATATAGGTGACCGTTGCGCTTCATCGTAAATGCGTTGATTTGCCCCGTGCGAGTTATGAAGGGGGCGATCATTTCATTCATCTGTTGCTGGTATTCTGATTTAATGTTTATTTTATATGTAACACTCACATATACGGGAATGGGGACCGATAAACTTTGAATAACAATCTTTTTATTGATTCTCGGGGTATTTTTCTGCCTCTTGATGTCGACATTGTTGCGTGTATTGCCCACTGCGGCAAAGTTTCGTGTCTTATCCTGAACTATTCTCTTAGCCAGAACAAGCCTGCCCGATCTTCCATTCTTATTAACGGAATAATAATTAGCCTGAAAAGACCCTCGTTTGGCGGGATCTTTAACGATGCCGGTTCTCTCCACGCTAATTAGAGGCAGCTTCAAGGCGCCGCCGTGATCTCGCAAAGATTTGTCGTGCTTCACCTGATAAGCTCTTTCTGGTACCTGCCATAAGACAGGCACAGAGGAAAAGCCTTCATTGGTGGAAGCGCGGAGGCCAAGATCTTCCTTTACCCACGACATTATTGCATAATCAATATTCTCAATCGTAGATTCTAACATTCCCAGCTCTCGAAGGGTGTGTGCGGATGATCCGGAAGGAAGCATCGCAAAGTCAAAATTATCAGGTAGCATCGAATAGTCCCTTTCTTGCTCTCTTGCAAGTTGCTGCGATTTCAAAACTATGGTCTACTTGACCAAATAGTTTCTTAGGTTCGGAAAGTTTAACGATCTCGTAATAATATTCTCCATATAATACAAAATCTCCTTCACGTACATATAGATTTTGATCTTCGGTTAAACGCCGGCGATGAAAATGTATATTAATTTCCCATGTTTTGTCGACACCGGCGCCTTCCATATATGCCGTTTCGTATGAGGTAAACTCTACCAAAGCATACACTCGGATGGGAGAAAGAAATGTTTTCTCAATAGCTTCTCCATAAAGTTCATGAAAATTCGTTCGCTCCAGATCAATAGGATAATACAAAATCTGTTGGCCAATGACTTTCTCAATTAATTCATCATTGACCTGTTTTACTAGATCTCGCTCCTTTTTCCCAAGAAAGAGAGGAGGTGGCGGGGCTTTGGGTCTCTTCCATTCATCTGACATGTTCTATTATCCTACGAATATGGGAAGCGGCGTGATCTTTAAGACATTGGTCGCGGCATCCGCAAGCTCCTGATCCTGCTTGGCAAGAGCGGGGTATTCCATCTCCTTCAGCAGTTCCATTAATTTGTCTTTAAGCGCAGTTTGTTCCTCTTTTGCTTGCGACAACAATTCCGAATGATTTAAAGTTACGCTCTCGCCTGGAATTGGCATTGTCGTAAACTTACCTCGAATCTGGCCGAGCATTTCTTTGCACAGTGCCATGGCAAACTTACGGATCCATTGCTTACCGATCGCGTTGATATTAGCATATGGGAGATTGTCGAAAGGAATGGTGTTAATATTGTTAATCCCATCCACACCGGTCTGATATTCATCATCAGCATTTGACCAAGGATCTAGGTCTACATAAAATTTAAACCAAACACGGTCTAATGCTCCAAAATCCCAATAACTTGGATTAGGAAAAAGCCGTAATTTATTGTTTATTAGCTCATATGAATAATTAGAAGTGCGAGTGATAAGGGAATCTTCATACATAATGGCCTGCATCTTGTTCTGCCACGTGGGGATAATCTCGAAAGTAGAATCATCCGCAAACTGTCCATATGTGGAGTAATTTCCAACCACTCCTATGCCTCCATAGTAGCCGTAGAAGCGCCACATAGAACGTGGAGAGCGAAAGAAAACTTTAGTAACCAAAACCCTCTTCTGGCCAACTTTTCCAGCAAAAGGCACCGCAATGCCATTATCATCAACTCCCGATGTTGACGCATCCATGATTATCTTTTGAATGTCATAATCTTGCTGATCGGGTATCGGCCTGAAGGAAGCTGAATATTGAGGCACGGTGCCACCAAATCCACCGGCTGCTGCAGCTCCATCGCCCACTCTTCGGGAATAACCAAGCTGAAATCGGGGTAACTTAAGATTAACGTTGGATCCGCTTAGGGTATCTCCGCCTTTAAACTGACCGTTATGATCAAATGTTCCGGTAGTTTCACCCAAATAGCTAGAGAGAGCATTTTTGCCCTGATGAAGGTTAATAATATAAGAATATTCGAGAACCGCCTCTTCATAGGCAGCATACACGTTATCCACTGTCAGCTCAATATCTACTACATCACCGCCTAGTTTTCTATAGACATATGCTACTTGATCGGAGGCGCCGCTTAAAAAGTCGAAAGATCCAGTATAAACGCCAAAGACAACCCCAGCCGCTACACCGCTCGGTGTTCCTACGGCAGGGAGTACAATGGCGCTAACTTCGGATTTCGGACTAAGATTCGTGGGCATAAAAAAGCCTCCTCTGTGTAATTAGTTTCCTACATACAAAAGCTCCACGCAAGGTGAAGGGTTCTGCTAAAGAGTGGGCTATTTTATACAGTTGTTGAAGTAGTCTTCTTTTTTGTGGTTGTCTTCGTTGTTTTGCGCCGTGATGTGGCGGTTTTCTTCCGAGGGGTTTTCGCCTTCTTTACCTTAATTGGCGTCGGAGGCGTTATAGTTACGGGCTCGGGCGTTTTTGCCGTTAAAGTCACTTCTGGTATGGGTTCGGGAACGATCTCGGGGGTGCTTTCCACAACAACGGAGGGCTCTTCTGTGGTTTCTTTTTGTGTCGCCAAAAACCGTGCTCTCGGGTGGAGAGCGTGTTTGATGTTAAATTTTGCTTTAGCCGAATTCAGCCTTCTTTTTCTACCCATAAAAAACTCCTGTTTTATGTAGTAACTAGTCTAAAAAAGAGGAAATCTCAAAAAATTGGGGGCGAAAAAAATGAGAGGATCGTCATTTTCATAAAAAATTCCCCCAATCCGTAAAGAAAGGGGGAATGAATAATGACATTCTAATATTGAGTGTCTATGCCTGCGTAATTACGTCATTGACGATTCCGCTCACATACCAACTAGTTCCATCACTCCAGAACTCTAACGTATCTCCGATTTTAAAATTGCTTGCATGTAATGTTAAAGACGACTTATTCAAAATAGCCACTCGTGCAACAGTCGCGGCGTTAGTGTTGTGGTGATAGCCACCCTCTATTACGCTGGAACCACCATTAATAACGTGTGCAAATGCAGTAACAGCTACAAAGCGGAACTTCAAGCCTGCTGAAACCGCCGGCAAAGTCACAGTAGATGCATTGCTTCCTCCCATCTTAACAATTGCGCCAGTATCATCAGCCGTTAACGTTTTTGTGGCACCGGCGCCGGTCAGCGAGACTACCTGTTGAAGGGCGCCCTTCATTGTAGACTGGTTCATCGACAACTCTCTCTTTAAATTCTCTAATAGGGCCTGGGTTCTCGCCAGACCTACTCTTTTTGTTCCCATTTTATAATCCTCCGTTTGTAATCATATCATAAAATAATGCGAGCCCCGAAAGGCTCACATGTAAGTAGTTTGACGAGATCTAAACCTACAGCTAATAACGCACGTGCGTTATTTAGCTAGTGAGATAGCGAACAGTCGGTGGCGTGGCAGGGGCAGACGTGTTAGCCTCGGCGGCGCCGGTTGTACACCAATGGCTAAATCCTGTGCCGAAAGCAATTCCTTCTGGAATAGCATAAGTGCGTTTAACGGAAGCGGGACAAAGAAAAACCATGGTCGAGGCGGTGGTACCCGCTGTGGCATTATCAGTATCGGCTAGCTTAAAATAGACGGCGGTTGCATAGCTTGTATTATCTACCTCAACCATGTATAGGGTACCCGAGGATCCCGTAGTATTATCGACAGCGGTGTTTGTCGCGGCAGTATCTTGCACAACATTTGCGCCAAGTGGATTATTCTGGCTGGTAACGGTGACGGCCATATTATAGCTCTCCTTTAATCTACTATAACTAGTCTCGTAAAAGCAAAAAACCCGCCCTCCGAAGAGAGCGGGTTAGTTTTAATTGGCTACTAGGGTTTAGCTAGTGGCACCTGCCTCACCAAGGATACCCCGCACGACAACTATGCCATACATATCAGGGCGAACCATCTTCTTGGCATAACGAGTCATGACTCCCTTACGGGGCACGAAGTCCTCTGGTCCAAAAATGGTAGGTGTGGTCTGCAGTGGCACATAAGGCGCGTACACATATCCGCTTTCAAGGAAAGAGGATCCGCGTCGACCAACCAAGATGAGAGAACGTGGGAAGTAGGGGTCTACCATCACGTCAAACTTCTTGGAAAGGCTTCCGACTTTAACAGATCCAATGGATCCCTTATCATCATCAGCCGTGACACTAGCACGGAAACCAGCTGTGAACTCAAGGATGTTAGCAACCTCGGGTCCGCAGACGACGAAGTTAGCACCACCACGCAATGTCTTGCGATGGATCTGTGCGGAAACATCATTGATGGTCTCAGCAAGAGTCTCATACCACTCGCTCACGGTACCGGTGAAGTCGGGAGCAGCAGAACTAGCTCCAATCTCCTGACCAGTAGTACGCTCAACGAACAGACCTGGAGAACGAGCCCAGTAATAAGTACCGGCAGTAGCACCCTGAACGAGATCTTCAAGAATCTCTCGATCAATCTCAAGAGCAATCTGCTCAGAGAGGATGCTAGTAAGCTCGACCTCGGCATCAAGGTTGTGATAGGCATTAAGATCCTGTCCCAACTCTGGTGTCCACTTGGCCTTCAGCTTCTTGGTCTTCGCAGTGACAGCCACGGAATCGACTTTGATATCGATCTCAGGGATGTTAGCCACGCCTTCCAGTCCCCACTCGGTGGTACCAATAATGGCGCCAAGAGCGTTTGCATTGGTGAGATTATCATCAATGGGGAATGTAAGCCTAATAGTATCACCAGATTCAACAGCTCCCGTAAGAGCGCCAACGATCGACTGCACGGTACCATCATTACAAGGCACCGAAGAACTACGCTGACCGAAAACCAGAGTCATCTTGTAAGCAGCATTGCTAGGATCCTGTGTAGCAGAACCACTGGCAAGACGCGTACAACGACGAATCAGCTTCGTAGCAGCAGTAATACCTGAAGGAGACGACGAAGACAGCATCTGCATTGCGACTAGATCCTGCACGTTCAACTGCGCGAACTGTGTAGAACCAGTGGTCTCCATAACAGCAACAACCGAACCAGAAAGGTCCACATCATACTGAGTGAGCTTATCCAGGGTAGCCTGATTAGCAAGCGTCAGAGGATTAGCCCCGCTGCCAACCTGAGCACCTGCGGTACCAGAAGCAATGAGAACCCAACCCAAGGTAGCGATGGCGGGTGTCAGACCATCACCAGCTCCCATAGATGCGGTAGCGGACGAATAACCGTTGTTCAGGGCGTAAGGACCAGCAGCAGCATTATCGCCACTAAGATCCACACCACCTGTCAACTGAGATCCAACCACG